TTAAGGGGTGGCTTTTCCTTTAGTCAAATTCATCAGTTCTTGGACGGTCATCTCTTCAAGCTCTGCACTTTCTTCTCTTCTATATGTGTAGGAAATTATGTAATCTTCATATCGATCCACCCACACCTTGTCATGCAACATCAATCGACCGTCCCTCATGTCCTGCTTTAAATCTTTATAAACACCGTAGTTTTTATGGTCATGCATTTCCATCTCTCCTAATATGTAAAAAAGCCGCCTCTCAGGGCGGCTCCTTATAATCGAGCGACGATTATATTTTGTGCATTCATTATATCACGTTTTATGTATCCCCTCCACAGAGACAGAGAAGTGAAAAACTGTGGAGGTTTGCAATACACATATAGTGTTTTCTTACGAAATCTTTATTTTATTCTTATTTAAGCGTCCCCCACAGCTTGCCGACTGCACCTGTGGTTGGATTCCAAGTTCTAATCGGAATATACTTCAACTTACCGCCGGATTTATAGCCGACTGAAATATAACCTTTCGTTGCGGATTCCCGCGTCCGTGTCATCTCGAAGTAGTCACACGACCACCCGGGGTTCGCCCAGCCGCCTTCCGGCGCTGACATATACGGACTACCGAATCGGCTCATCACACGACTACCGCCGACTGTAAATGTGCCTTCCGCTTTAATCCATTGGGTACCGTGTTGATTCTTCTGCCAATCCCCGATCAGTCGAGGGGTTTGGTTTTCTTTCGGTGCTGTTGTCTCGTTCGCATCAGCAGTGCCGTCAGAAACCACATGGCCGTTGTTGTCAGCGACGAAAGCATCCTTGTAGCCCTTCGCCCTCAGTTTCTTCAATTGGCTCTCAGCGTTGCTCTTTTTGCCATATGCACCTACTTGCACACGATACAAGTCATCATCCGTGTCATAGGCAAGGTACGTGCTGAAGCCTTTCTTTTTAACTTCGGCTTCCAGTGACCGAGCGTTGCCCGCTTTGCTGAATGCACCAACTTGCACCCTGTAAAGGTTACCCCCTGTGGATGGTTTCGCTGGCGCTTTCTTCGGACGACTGCTGGATTTATAGGACACGCCAAAGTATTGACAGACCGCCCGGACATCACATTCAGCCATGTCTTCAATGTATTCATCCTGCTTGTTGCCGAATATCAAAGGGAAGTCGAGTGCGTTGGTCATGAATCCGTGTTCTACAAGTACCATCGGGAAGGTTGTGCATTCCCTCGTCATGTGGAGATTCGTCCACGAACCATAGTTTGAAGCGTGCAGGCCGTTACCATGGATGCCGTATCCTTTGTCCTTCATATTGTCGATGATGTGTGTGGCGAATTTGCGTCCTTGTTTACTGGAATGCCAGTAGAAGGCACACCGCCCACCCACACTTGCTGCACCCGCATTGGCATGAACAGATATGCCGAGATCTGGGCGCTTGCTGTCATAGTAGCGTGTACGTTGTGGCAGGCTTGCATACGTGGCGTTTGTAATGACATCAAAGCCATTCACCTTCAGCAGTTCGATGATGCGTGTGCCGAGTTTCTTATTAAAGTCATATTCGGCATACCCTTTGCCATTCCTCACTACACCCTTGGACGGTGGAAAAGAGTTCGGGTCATGTCCAATATCCACTGCGATTAATCGAACCATTCATAACATCTCCTTTAAATTAAAAAGAACACTCTTATTGAGTGTCCTTCATGCCTTTATTCGTCTTTGTAGCGACATCATACAGTCCGCTTGCGCTTAGTCCACTGATGCCTCCTGCGAGCAGATGACCTCCCACAGACAGCTCCGCTGTGATTTCTGGGACGACTAGGGCGATACCGCCCACGAGTAGTCCGATGAATAGGGACACCAACGGCATCAGCTTTGCCGGAATGTTCGTGGTCTTTTTAATCAGTTGCACCAGTGCCACGGTTAAAACTGATATGACACCAGCGAATACGATGATTGTTTCCATGTGAATCCTCCTTTAAATTTATTTGCAAACTCTAAAAAATAGGCACTCTAGGAAACTTGCTCCCACAATGCCATAGTCCATTAACGATGCGACCTCTACCATCGTTATCACCCTCTCCCTTAGAATATGAAAATATGAAGTATGACTGATACGATAATCACCCATACCGCAATCAAAATCATATTTTTCATCTCTTCATTCATACTACACCGCCTTTAATTGCATCTGCGTCTGAAGAATAGACAGCACAAGAAGCATTTACTTGTTTTGTTCTTCGCTTTCTTTCTGAAAAGTCCCATATTCTCACCTCCCTTAACCGGGGAACCACATTCCCCAGAATGTGCCGAGTATCATCAAGATGATGGAGATGACGAACCCGGCAATCGTCCTGTCTTTCGTTTTTGTACTCTTCTCCATCTTGTCGATGCTTTTTGTATTTTCTTCTGTCTTGTGGGCGACATTGTTTGTGGCAATTGTCTGGGAGTGTATAGCATCCGAGACCTTTTCCAAAGCACTGAACATTTTATTTGTCTGTTCCTTGTTCTCAATTTCAGTCTCACGTAGCAACATCTTCAAATCCCGATGGTTTGTGTCCATCTTCTCGTTCAATGTCCTCTCCTGCTCTGCCAGTTTTTGCTTGACTTCCCGTATGTCCTCCTCAAGATAATCCACACGTTGATTCAGCTTTTCAATACGCCACCACCTCCCTTAATAAAAAAGAAGCCTTATTCAGGCTCCATCCAATTCCGCAAGTCTGGCAAGCAGTTGTTCACGTTCGATCTCTTCAGGCGTTTTTTCAGGCTCTTCTATAACTTCGCCGTCTTTTACGACCAGCTCACCATTCACTATCTGCAACTTGCCTACTTGCTCGATGATGTATTCATCCACAACGTATTGATGCCCTGTTCCGTCCGCTATGGCAGACCGCCCGGAAGTGAAACCGAGTATTTCGCCATTTTCTCCAATCTCTTTTTCACGCACGAATAGGCGTGTCCTGTCACTGATGACATCGCCATTTTCATTCCTAATTGAATCGTATATATTAACCATCCATCCACCCCCTATTGACTCTCATATCCATTGCATCATCAGGATTTCCTTTATTCACCATACGAATTTCTACATAAAGGTTTATTTTCCTTTTGTCGGGATACCCAGGATAAGTTGCGCCACCCGGATTTCCTGAAAAGTAATCTTTTAAATCAATCTGCATTTGCCAATAGAGGTCTTCGTTGTAATCTTGATTGTATGATTTCTCTAGACTGAATCTTTGTGTAGCTATTGGTTGGCCGTAACTCATGTGGTATATCCTTATATCGCCTTGACCTGTTGATGAAGGGCTATCGCTAGCCAGTTTAACCATGCCGCTTAATGTCAGGTATTGAGACTTGAATGTCGCCCAGACAACGTATGCTCTTTGATAAGATGTTTCGGAAGTACGCATATTCCTACCGTCGTATTCTACGAAAGAAGGGTTGTTGAACTGTTGTATTTGAATGTCGAGATCATACTGCCTGATGCCGTTGAAATACTCCTGCCTGCCATCATAGCCGATGAGTTCAAATGCTGATTTATGAGCAAGGAACTTTTGTGGAGTGATTTCTGTGTATCTGTCGGAGTTGTTATAGTCCACAGCCCTGAACATATCCCCATCCAACAAGAACCTACCTTCAGTACCTTCGATTCTCACGTTGTGTGAGTTCAACATACCGGTTGTCGTCTCGTCCACGACAAGACCCTCATATGTCAATGCAGACCGTGGAACGCCATTCCTGACAAACTCCAGACCAGATACATTCAGCTGCACGTTGTTTCCGGTGTTCTTGTCGTGATGGCCGATCAATCTATCCTTTCGGTACTCCATCACGCTGTCTGTGTCACCATTGATGATGTCTGATGCACGTTGAATGGCGTTCTCCAGCATGTTACTTGGTATTGTCTTTCGTCCTCTTATCCAATCCTCCAGGTCAAGCAGCACAGCATCCCTGCTATTCTTATAAGCATCCACAGGGTCATAGTTGCCGAGCGTCAGCGTCAGCCCGGTCAACTCTCCATTGACATCGAAAGTCTCGTCAATCTCCATAATGCGAATGTCCACAGTTGTGTTGATGGATGACAGGCTCAATCGGATCGTATCGCCAGCCCGGAAGATAAACTCTTCGTAACCCTGCTGCCTTAAATCAGCCAGGGTCACACTGTGGGAGACTTTCAAACTTTCCTCCTGCGTGGACTTAGCAAAGTCGAGCATGACCTGCTCATCTTTGATGCTCCCCTGGTAGATGGCCGGGCCTTCAATCTCGCCGTATTGTTCAATCAATCCTTGGTCTGCATATACCACCTCATGCCGATACTCTTCAGCACCGCCCTCAATGTCGTCAATCTTGTCATAGTAGCATTTGCACCACGTAAAGAAGTTTGCGTCGTCTATCTCGACTGTTGCATCCTTTACGTTCAAGTCCTCGTCTATGCGTACCTCGGGACGGTGTGAGCCGATTTTACGATAGAGGTATACGTTGGTGCCACTGACGACGAACTCTACGCCATAGCGCTTATTGTAGTAGTGGAAGCGCTCCGTCTTCGACATGTTCTTCTGGTAGCTGAGTGTGGTTGCCGGGAAGCTGTCGACCAGGTGGAAAGTGTAGCCTGTCCCCTGCGCCAATTCCGTATAGGCATTCAAGGCCGTGCGAGATTCATTCTCAGCTTCATCTTGGAGGTAATGCCCGCCCAGGTCGATGAAGAACTGGAGCACGGCTGATACTGACTTCCCTTTGGTGATGGCTTGGATAGATGGGTTGATGAGCGTGTAGCGCTCTTTATCAAACTCTACGCCCCACCGGGTGCCGAGATCGGGAAGAAAGTCGGCATTCATTTCATCCAACAAAAAAGAGAGCGACAAGGTTCGCTCTCCATTGACGGATGTTTTTCTATTGACTGCGGCGTTCGCCGGATAGTGGTTGTTGTTTAAGTCGATGACTTTTAGGATTGTGGTTCACCTCCTGAATTTAGGCATATAAAATGCACTTGCAATGTCATATTAAAATTGTTGCTTTGTGAATATTCACTACTGCACAGTTTGTTCCGACTATGACATAATTGACCACCGCCTTTTATTTGTATAGAATAAGATCACAGTTAAAGTATGGAGGTTAAGAGATTGGAACAGACAATTCAACAGACCCATGTTGTTAGAAATCGCACTCCTTCCCAAAACATAGGTTTAAAGTTTTTTAAAATGATACATAAATTACTTGCTTTAATCGTCATTGCATGGTTAATGAATGGTATGTTTACGTTTGTCATGCCCTATTTCCCTAACTTTTTAAGATACGGAACGTTTGCCTTGTGGTTAGCTGTGGCATTAGTTACTAAGCCTAAGTTCGCTGAAAATTATTTTAAACGCATGTTGCCTTTGTTATTATTTTTCACATATATATTGATAGTTTCGTTTTTTACAGATTATGAATATATTAGCCTGTACCCAAAGAATATTTTATATCTCATTATAATCTATTCCATTTTTTTATATTATGTGGATAACCGTTACAGGAAATTCCAAAAGAAAATATTAACATTTATTATTTTCGATTTACTATTCATAGGTATAAATACTTATTTAAAGTTAATAGAAAACCCACAAATATCTAGATATTTGTCTGCTGGTACAGAAGCACGGGAAATGTACTTAGGAGCAACGAGTGTTTTGGGAATTGGTAATTATGGTTTCTTTTACGGTCTCGTCTCCATTATCCTATTACTTGGATTTTTAATATTCTATACACGGAAATTAAAAATTCTATACGTTCTATTGTTATTCGCGTCAATAGCATTAATGATTAAAGCCTCTTTCACTATCGCTATTTTATTTGCGTTTATTTTTCTTTTCATGATTATACTTATGAAGTATGTGAATAAAAATATTGTTTTACTTGTCGCACCCGCTTTTTTAATACTAATGGTTTTAGCCCGCAACGGAATAGCCCAGTTGTTTAATAAAATCGGCGCACTCGAATTTGTTTCTTTTGATGTATCTGTACGATTTTATGAGTTAGCTAGTTTCTTCTCCAATCATAGTATTGATGGTACAGATTTGTTGTCCAGGTTAGATAGATACAAAATGTCAATTTATGCTTTTTTAAATAATTTTATCTCTGGGACTACGATAGGTTATAACCAAGGATATCTCCCTGGTGGACATTCGACATGGTTTGATTTACTAGCTTTATTTGGAGTATTTTCAATTCCTTTTTTCTTATTTTTAATTCAGGCTTATAAACACTCAGTAAATCTAGCACCGGTTAAATTTCATTTTTTTGTCAAACTATATTGGATGTACTTCCTGTGTCTAGGTTTTATTAATACTGTCTTATTTGCTAACATCTTTATTATATGGTTACTATTTTTGCCTTTTTTGATTAATTATTTTTTTGGAAAGAAAGAAATGGATCTAGAGGAAAAGTCCTAGATTCATTTCTTTCTGCATTATAGAGCTTTGAATTTAACCATCCTCTTACCTTATCCTTAAAAAGGAACTTTCTATCCCTTTGTCTTTTTTGATGTAAACTGCACATTCCCTAATCGCACCATTAACTTTAATAAACGCTGTTCCGTCAAACACATCTTCTAATTCTATTGGGGGTTCAGGAGGTTCATTCTTAATAAGAGACATTTTGTATGAACTCATATAAACGCCTGTGCCATCGTCTATGCTGATTGCTGTAATATATACATTCCCGTTACTATCTTTTTTTCGTGATAGGTCAAACACTCCGGCATCCGTGTTACTTAATAAATCGAAAGTGTAATCTATGGCGCTCCCTTCGCCACTGTTCAAGTCCTCGATAATGATATGAGATTTATCCACGATACCGTAATGTGAGTCGGTTACTAGATTTGTGCTGATAAAATAATTATCGTACATAGTTGAGCCATATGACGTACTGACCAAATCTTGTATTTTTGTTAAAGTTTCAATGTCTATAGTAAATGGATTTAACTCATAATCAATAGTGTACGATGCGTCAATGCTCCCACCGTCCGAACTGAACACAAACACCTTTTTATTATCAATAGTTGTTGGCACTGGATTTAAGGCTCTTATTTCTTGCATGTTTTCTTTGAGTACTTCTTTGTATGTCTGAAAATCGTCATCTGAATATATCCATCTGATTATTGCATCACCTGTTGTCGCAAGCCAACCATTTATTTCCTCAAAATATTGCAGCGAATGGAAATGATGAATTTCTCCTGTCAAATCGACAACGGTTTGCCATGTGATTCCGTCATCAACCGATTTTTGGATTGACCTCGTACCTTCGCCGTTGTTATATTCGCCAAAACAAATGACTCCTGTATTTGGGTTCGTATCGACACCATTAAACCCAAATGGCACGGCTTTATCGCTTAGAATTTGCGTGAAAGTAATATCGTTTTCTGTTCTGTAAGCCCTCTTAGAAGATGAGAAAACTAGAAAAGCACCACTATCTGTTATGTGACCGATTCGGATATTACCCGCGGGGTCAGTCCATATATAATCAGACCATGTTGCCCCGCCGTCCTCACTTTTAACAATATGCCTTCTTGTGTCATCCATAGCATAGATTTTATTACCTTTAAATGCAATGACTGTATAGGGCATCTTTTCGTAATTAAATATGCTCATAAGGCATCACCTTATAATTTGATAACCTAATTTCCCCACTAATCAAATCGGTTCTTGATATTCCATGGACTACCCTTAAATCGTGTGAATTGCCCACCGTATCAGACCAGTTAACCCATTTTGTGACAATATGCTCGTTAGTATTGTTATTTATAACCACAAATCTGAACTTATCCTCACGACTTATAAATTTAAAGGTTTGTGGTGTTTCCGATGCACAGTCTATCCCGATAGCACCAGTAACGAAGTCACTACCATTCCAATATTTAACAGATAAATCTGCATCAATATAACCTAATGTGACACGTCCTTGCCCTGACGAATTATAAACTCTCGCAAAGATTACAGACCTTAAATTGTCACCTATTTTAGGATAAGTTTCTGATTCTGTAACATTAAAAATATGCGAAAAAACTTCAACATCTTTAAATGTGAAATCAATTTCTATAGTCATTGGGATTCCCTTTTTAAATTTCTCTTTATTAACCAGCATAGAAGCATCCGCGTCGGTCAAAGAACTTATGACACAAGACCCCTGACCATTTAAAGACACTGTGCCCCCATCCGTCTTAAAACTATCCCATATATCAGGATTAGGCAGCTCTCCTGCCAATCCGTCAAATGATTCCTCCCCTTTCCAATATTCGTGAACTGGAACAATCGCAATTTCACCTTCCACCAAATCGTTGCTGTTGGGTTTTTCTTCGTAATATTTGATAGATTTGTGTATATTTTCTCTTGCAATATGAGCGGAAAAATGATCCAAATCCGAACTAAATTTTTGCTCTTTTGCATCTAATCGCTCTTTTAAAACAGTGTATTCATTACCTTCTGCATCAATTCTTGCTTGTAATACTTCGGCGTCGCTTGTACCACTTTCAGCAATAAGAGTGTTAATTTGCTGCTGCACACTCTCATTCATATCATTTGTCTGTTGAGCTTCTTCTAATATTTCTCTTGCTTTTTGTAAAGACTCCTCGTATGTGTAGCCCATCTGGTTCATCATCGTAATAACTTCTTTGAAGATGTTCATGAAGTCGTCGTCAAAATTGTTTGGATATGGTATGTTCGCCATCCTATCACTCTCCTTAATCATATTTGTATCTAAAGTCAAAGCTCACTTTGACTCCTGCTGATACCTGCATCTCGTTGATACTGTACTGCTGATACACCTCGTCGAAGTTACTCAATAAGGTTGGGTACACATCGTTGAACTTCCCAGCGTCAAACTGTCCATTCTTTTTAATCCGATGACCCTCAATCGTCACGACATCCCCAGCGACCAGATCATCGATGAAGACGAACTCTTTGCTCAATGCATCGAGCAGCCGTATCTCACTCATATCTGTCAGACACTCGAACTCAATCTTGCAGTCGAGGTGCTGCTTGATATACAGGTCAATGTCTGATGGATTGAACACTTCTATATTCGTCTGATTCTCGAATACATATTGATAGTCCATATATATGCCGTCTTCAGTCGTACCCACAGCCGGGAGGTGCATCCCTGCACTCCACTTGCCATCGAACTGGATGTCATTTTTGTGGATGTCCATGCTGGTGTAGCGACTGATTCTGTAAGGTTGGCCGATGATTGCAAGGGGGATTTCCACCTCTGCAACATCCTGCCGTCTACTCATCAATGCTGGTGCATACCGTCCATCTACCTTCACCTTCAACAGCTTGTTTGGTTCCTGCATCGAAGCTATAAAAAATACACCCATCCGTCTGAATAAGGTGTACAGTCTATTTCGCTTTAAGTTGTAGTCATGGTTGTCTTTGGCATGGATGAACAGATCCAAGGAGACGTCGCGCGTCCCCTGTCTGCTGTATATGAGTGATTGACCAGGCATGCCCGGTATTGACTCGAAGTTATTCTCTTCATCAATGCTAGACAAGTTCAACTCCAGTGCATGCACCCTGAACCCAAGGGAGTCTTCAGGAAGTCTCACCTCATTGAAGTTCAAATCATATAATAATGCCCTGTCTTTCATCATGTGGTAGCACCTCCTGTTCTTCTCCCTTTGAGAATGTTTCTGATTGATTGATCATCGTAATCTGACTTATCAAGTTCTCGTTTCAACTCATTGAAGTTTACTCCAAAGTCTTTCATGTTGATACCCGTGAGCAGCTGTATCATGTTAGTGAACTGATTTATCATGATCTGTTGATTCTCCACCTGATTGATCAGCACTTTAATGACATCCTGTGTTTTACCACCGCCTGCGCCCCGTCCTTCTTGATTCAGATTCATCAGGTCCATTGCCTGAAGCATCAAGTCGATGGCGCGAGTGCGGTTGGTGAGTGGAATGACCATTTCAGGCTTGTTGCCTTCAGCACCCTCATAGAGTCCATGCTTGTCGATGACGCCACCGGCTGCGTAGGATCCACGGAATGCACCTTCCAGCCATGGCCTCGGGTTCTGTGCCTTGCCGTTCTTCCTGTACTCGAAGTGCAGGTGTGGACCGGTACTGAAACCAGTATTACCCGATTTACCGATGACATCGCCTGCAGACACTTGAGCACCATTGACAGTACCGAAGCTGTCCAGGTGCGCGAATACCAGGTTTGTATTACCGTTCTTGACTGTGGCCCATCGTCCATAGCCATTATCATCGAAAGGTTGATGAGTGAGCGTACCACTGATCGGTGTTTTGACCGGTTGATAGTTGAATGGGAAGTCCACCCCACTGTGCCAGTATCTTCCGGTTTCATTCGTGTACTTGGCTGTATGTCCGTATTCATAGCTGATTCGACTTGGGTCCAGTATGCCCGGCATTGGCGCTGCAGATGCAGCAAACATCTCCTTGAATTTATCGGTCAATCCACCAGTGAAGTTTTTGAACATGTGACTGAGTATTTCTCCGTGAAGTCCCGTGAATGGATTCTTCATTCCGAATTGTTCAAGCAGTGTACCGGCCAGCTTACTTGGGTCCGTAGCATAACTCATAATGTTCGATACCTTGCCGACAACCTGAGCAGCCCCTTTACCGAGGGTTTCAGCTGTCTTCTTCTTGGCCACGTTCGCCAGGGCGCCACTCACTATCTTCAATTCGTCGAGACGTTCTCTCCATCCACCAGCACCGTCCTTGTAGGCCGGAATCATGTTGTTGATGATGTCGCGCGTCACTCTATGCGGATAGACCGTGGAGCCTTCCTCCATGTCCACTAGTACGTTCCGGCCTTCAGGCATGTACATCTGTCCATCTGGCGATTCGATGATTTCAGGGCCGCCACCATCATTGACAAGAGCAAGCCCGCCTGGGTGATAGTTTGTGCCTTGTGCGTATGCCGGAAGCCTTGTATATCCACTGTCATTCGTATTGCTGGAGTATCCAGTGATGTTGATCCGATTTAATTTCAAGCCGTCGAGTCCCAGCTTGTCCATAAGCCAGTTATACGCTCTGACAACGGCGTTGACGCCATCCTCGGTATGTTGTCTGATGCCTGCCCACATCTCGTCCCACTGGTTCTTCCCGACTTGAACAATGGCTTTTGTGACTGTTTCGAAGTCACGTTTGAATACATCCCAGGAAGTCAGGATGTCTCCGGTCTCCTCATCAACGATGATGCCATGTTCTTTCGCTTGTGCTGCCGCCTCTGCGACGACATCCCTATGCTTGTCCTCAGCTGTCTTGACTGTCTCATTGTACTGCGTTTCGGCTTCGTCAATGATCCGTTGTGCTTCCTCAGCTGAGAGGTTTCCTGTCTCGTCACGCTGACGGATGGCTTCTGCGACGATTTCATCGCGTTTCTGCTGGGCCTCATCCACTGTCTTGTTCTTCGCCTTTTCGGAGTCAGAAATAAGCTGATTGACGGTCTCTTCGGATGTAGCCAGTTGGTTTGTGCTCATGCGCTCCAGGATGGCCTGTTGTTCGACTTCGCCTTGGGATAACTTCGTTACTGTGGCTTCGTTGTGGTTCTCCTGCAGCATTTCAATCTGTTCATAGTGATGGGCCTGCAGACCGCCTTCTTCCTCCATGGCATGAGTGATGATGTTCTGTATCCGTTCGTTCTTGGATTCCAGATTATCCTGTTCCGTGTAGTAGTGTGCATTGAGTTTTTCGATGGCACGTTCACGTTCGGTTTCATTCAGTGCATCGGATTCATCAAAGAGCTGCTGAAGCTTTTCGAGTTCCGACACCCGGCGCTCTTCCAGTTTCGTCTGAGCCTCAACGTTCATCTGCTCGTACTTCTCTTTGACATCCGTGACCATTTCATCCGTTACTTCTTCTTGCGTGAAGTAGAGTTCATCCAAGGACAGTTTTGCCTGTTCCGACAGGTTCACGTATTCTTCCAGTATCTTTTGTGTTGCCTCTGAAACATCACCCTGGAAGACCTCGACAGACTCGCCGGCTTCACGGTGCATGGCTTTGAAATTTTCAAAAGGCTCCACGACCTTCTCATTGAAGGTGTCGCCGATTGCATCGCCAACGACATCCATCGTGGTAGAGACGCCATTTCGGAAGTCTTCCGTTGCCTGCCATGCCGAGCCGAACTGATCAGCCAACCAGCTGAGCCCACTCATTTCGTATATGGCTTCTCCGAAAATCTTCATCGTATCCCATGCCAGGTCCACGCTGTTCTTGAACCAGTCCACCTTATTGTAGGCCAGTACGAAGCCGCCGGTGAGCAGTGCGAGCCCGCCCACGACCCAGCCAATCGGGTTGGATAATAACGCGAGTGCGCCACCTGCTTTGGCGACACCGCCACCAAGCACTCCGACAGATCCAGCCGCTTTCGCAGCGCCGCCGCCGAATACTGCTGCGGCAATCTGTCCTTTACGCAGGAACTGTATGAGTTTACCGCCAGCAGTGACCAGTGGACCTACTGTCTTCAGGAATAGACCGAGCCCCATTGCAGCCGGACCAATTGAAGCAGCAAGTCCACCCATGAGCAGAATCTGATTTTGGACTTTCGGGTCGAGCTCCATGAAGGCGTCCACCATGTCAGTGGCTTTTTGAGTGATGTCGCGAATGGCGGGTTCGAGCCGATCCCATATCTCGAGTCTGAATGCTTCGAGTGTCGATTTTAGATTTTCCCAGTCACCCGACAGGTTGTCGCGCATTGTATCGGACATTTCATTGAGTGCATCGTCGGAATCCTTGATGGATGCCGACATCTCGTCCATTTCCTCTTTGGATAAATTCATCCAGGAAGTGAATGTCTTGATGTGCTCCTTGCCGGCGATCATAGACAGGTACTGTGTCTTCTGTTCATCCGTCATGCCTTCCGTCGCGTCCTGCACATCCCCGATGACTGTGGAGAGTCCTTTGAAATTCCCCTCAGAATCAAATGCAGTGACATTGAGTTCATCCAGTGCCTTTTCTGCGCGTCCTGTAGGGGCTGTGAGGTTTGTTATGATTGCGTTGAAGGCTGTACCACCCTGAGCCCCTTTATAGCCGTTGTCGGCGAATACAGAAAGCCCCATGGCCAAATCTTCAAGCGGTATGCCGAGTTCTGTTGCTAGACCACCGGATACAAGGAAACCTTCCATCAGTTCGTCGATGCTTGTGTTGGCGTTCGCTGAACTGAATGACACCATGTCCAGGAACTCCGGCAAGTCTTTCGTCTCGAGTTGCAGTGCGGACATGGAGTCGGTTACGAGGTCTGAGGCCCGTGCCAGGTCGATGTTGCCAGCTTCAGACAGTCGGATGATCGGTTCCAGACCTTCCATCATCTCTGTAGTGTCCCATCCTGCAAGCGCCATGTATCCCAGTGCGTCTGCGGCTTCTGATGCAGATTTACTGGACTGTGCACCCATTTCACGCGCTGCATTCTCCAGGAGCTCCATATCTTCCGATGTGGCCCCGGATACGGCCTGCACGTTGCTCATCGACTTGGAGAACTCCATCCCGGTCTTGACCGAGAATGCACCGAGCGCGATGATAGGAGCCGTCAGGCTGGCCGTCAATTTCTTTCCGGCGCTATAGGAATGGTTGCCGAATTCCGTCAGCTGACGCCCACGATCTTCCATGCCACGCCCGAAGTTCATCAAGGAGTCATTCGCCATGCGCTGCTCATACTCGAATTCCTTCATGCGCTGAGTCGTCTTGTCGATACTGCCTTGAATGTTGTTGTAGGCGCGTTCGGAGTTATTCAAGGATATTTCAGCCTGGTCGAGCTCTTTACGTGTTTTGTTGACTTCCGTATTCAGTTCACCGAACTCACGTTCAGCATCTTCCACGGCTTTCGCAGCAGCATCCAGTTCTTCTTTCGTTGCGCTCCCCGACTTGGACAACTCATCATAGTTCTTCTGTGCCTCATCCACAGTACGGGCCGACCGGTCGAGTTTCTTCCGGTTGTCTTCATAGGTGCGGGATAATGCATCGTAATTCCGTTTGTTCGTCTGCACGATCTTGTCCTGGACTTCGAGCTTGCTGTTCAGTCCGTTCAACGTACTCTCGTAACGCGACATGGACTGCTCACCCTTGCCGAACGCGGAGAGTGAGCGATTCATTTCACTATTGACTCGTGTCATGGTCCGATTGAGGTCCTTCAAACCAGCATCCACACCGAGCGTATCCAGACCCAGTTCTATATTAAAGCCCTGTATCTTGTCCGCCATTGTTTACCTCCCTTCTTAAAGATTCTTGATGAAGTCGGCACCGTGCATGACTTGCTCTTTCTGTGCCTTCTTCTCCTTGTCGATGATCAGATGCATGAGCTTTTCATACGGCTGGCTGTTCACTTCGTTGACTGTCCATCCATACTCTTTCATGCAGTAGCGCCTGATATCGTCGAGGCTATCTTTAAATTCTTCGAGCGTTATTTTTTTTTAGGTTTGCTGTCATCCTCGAAGTCTTCAGGAGTAATCTGTGCAAAGATGCCACGGATGGTCTTGGATTTTTCTTTCGACAGGATGCCGAGTTTCATATCCTCCAAGGTGAAGTCGCCATATCCTTTGAACAGATCAACAATGAACTGCAGCTGCATGTTCTGAATCTCTATGCGGGATTTCTTTTCATCAATGGCCGCCTTGCGTGCCTTGTCCTGCAGTTCGAAGAATTTCTCTTCTTCCAGAACCGTCGTGTCTGGTCTTTCGTATGTCTTTACGGAGCCGTCCTCTTGTCTGAGTTTTAGTTTGATAGTCATGTATGATCCAACCTTTCATTTTTAGATGACAAATAAAAAAGAGGCAGTCATGCTGCCTCTTTATAACGTTCTATACTGCTGGTTCTTCAGCGAGTCCAGGGAATACGAGGTTACGGAATGCGTCGTAGCCTTCAGAACCGACATGCTTACCATAGATGCGGTCCTTTCCGTCAATCTCAGTGTTCTCCCATGTGCCTGTAAGCGTGGTGTTGCTTGGCGCTGTCGCACCCTGCTCACGTGTAGCAGCTGTGATTTCGTTGAGCCCCATGATGCCTTTAGGCAATGCCATATACACAGGTTCACCATTTGCATCACTGGATTTCGCAATCATGGCCACATATGGAGCTTGAGTCTCTTCACCAATCCATGATGATCCGTTTTCATCCTTGTCACGGCCAAGCACTTTATCGAGATCGTCTTCTGGTGGGTTGAATGACTCGAAGGTGCTTGTGACATCGCCGGTGCCTTTCTTGGACATCCATACACGCTTGTTTGATGCGTAGACGCTGGACGTCTCTGCTTCCAGACCTGTGATTGTGATGTTTACAGTACCACCGTCTTTATCCTTCCATACGAACGACTCTGTGACAGTTTCTCCGGCCGGGTCGAATACTGCTACCTCTACTTCTTCAAATCCAACTAGTGCCATATAAATTCCTCCTACATGATTTTATTTTGGTAATACAATTTCTGAGGGGCGCCTTCATACGTCCGAGAGTCGAGGAAACGCTTCGTCTCTTCGAAGTATGTGTCCAGGCCATCCCCCATTGTGGACATATTAAAAACGCGCCACATGACGCGCCTCACTTCATTTGCTACCGTATTTACATTCGTGTGATTCGGTCCCTGCACATCAATCTGTATCAGATGGCTTTCTGCCAGGAACGAGTCGCTGACTGGTGCGCGGGGATCCGGCACACCATTTGGTTCGATGATGATGAATGTGTCCGACTTGTCTGAAGGCTCACCATATGCACGCATACGGTTTCCGACCTTCTCCTGGATGACTGGAGACTGTTCCAGTTCCAGAATAATCAGAAGGGAAAGATTCATTGACTCAGCCCCCTTTTGACCGTTTCGAAGTAGTCCTGTTCAGATTGTCTGAGCGCCCGGGCGATTGCCCCCTGACCACGGGGTTTGTATCGTTTACCGCCTCTCGTGTAGCCCCGTTCATTGAGGTGAATGAGACGATAGCGCTGCTTTGGTCCTTCCCAATAGATATGGACGATGATCTTACCACCATTCGTCTGGACACTGGAGATCTGCATCTCTTCTATGGAAGCCCCTGTGTCCTTGAATGACTCCATGCTCCGGGCCATGTTCCGATGCACTTTCTTGGCGCCTGGCATGATGGCTTGTCCCACACGCTCCCTCATTGCGTTTTTCCCAAAGCGATATTCGATTTCCTTCATCATCTGTTCAACGCCTGTCACCTTCACACTCATGTGACCACCTCCGCTATGATGATCATGAAACGGTTGTCTGTGTAGTCTGGCTGAGTGCTCTTGATGTTGAACTGTTTCTTTTTATGCTTGTCGCCGTCTATTTTGAAGTACATCGTATTGTCGATGTCGTACTCTCCAAGTGTGTCCCTGATCGTGACGGTGACATCATTCAATGTTTCATTCGTCTTGGCAATCTCCAAGTCCTTCAGCCACACATTGTCGATGTGGGCATAACAGGAGTAGTATTCAGTGAATTCTGCCTCACCAGGCATGTAGCCTCCGTCACTCTTTTTGAAGAAGGTGACCCGGTTATTCAGTTTGCTGAATTGTCTCACTGTCTTCACCCCTGTTCATGGCTAGTTTGGACAGCAGATAGTCGAGATTGACGTTTGCTTTCTCTACTTGTCCCCGGTCTTCGAAACGCCTGGAGACGAGTATCTGTATCGCCAATTTGTACAGTGGGTACAACTCATCACCTTCTGTCATTTTCCTGACGCCGGACCCTTGCAGTTCAGCCTCGGAAGCATCAATAAGAGATTGGATGACATTATCCTGATGTGTCCCATCGACCAGCAGATACTGTTTCATTTCTATGAGTGATACGCTCATGGCTATTCACCCTTTTCTGCTTGTTTTACCGCCTTTTCAGCTTCCTCTTTGCCTTTCACACGTTCACCGTCCGGGAGTTCATATACACCGCCGCCAACATGCTTGACATCAGCTGTCTCAACCTTTTTGGATTTCTTCTCCGGCACCTCTACATTTTCGAGGTGTCCTTTTTTCTGCAGTTCTTTGATACGATCGAAATCATTCGTCTTGAAGGTACTGTTCTTTGGATAGCGATCCATTTCTTTATATTCATCAGCAGAGTGACTGTCCCTGAATGCTTTGATTACTTTAACTTCCATGAGTATTCCTCCTTGAATTTTTAAATTAAAATAGGCACTTTAACGTTAGTGCCAGACGAGATAGTGTGGATCAGAGCTCCTTTCTGCCGTATCGGCGATTACCTGACAGATGCTTCATGATCATCCTCTCCTATCTGATTTTTATACTGCTGGTTCAGCTTCTCCCACCTGAAGAATCGCAAATGCTTCATTGTCCTTCGGTGCACCATCGACGATGGCATAGCCCATGTAGTCTGTGAGACGCTCTCTTACGTGGTCCTCAGTGTACATAGTGATGTCCTCGTTGATGTTCGCTGTGTAGCCTTGTTGCAGGTTACCTACAAGGATTTCACCTTCAGGGATAGCAGCATCTTCGACTACAGACACGCCCAGAATACGACCCACGCCGCCATTCATAGCATCTGCCATGAAGATTGGACGGCCCATGCCATCAACGATGTTCGCCAGTACGTTCCATACAGTGAGGCTGTTTGCGTAGATTGTAGAACCGGACGCGTAGCTGGATTTAACTGCTGCACGTAGAGCTGTAAGGTCTGTGTAAGTCAGCTCTCCAGGCGTTGCTGCAGTCAGGACACGTGGTGTTTCTGTTTCAGCCTGCAGTGCTGTTTTGACGCCCAGCGGCTCAGGCTTGGAAATGCCATCAGATGGTGACGGTCCTTTACCTTGATAGACTGCGTAGGACAGTGCTTCACCCATACGCTCGCCGATTTCACGGATGATGTAGTTGATGAAGTCTTCTACAGACATTTTCTTGAGCTTCCAGGATACTTGGATTGCCTTCGCAAGCTCATGACCAGTAAGGTTCAGTTCGCCGAATTTGAGCTCATCAGTTTCAACCGTTGTTGCTTCATCGTAGAATCGAGCGTTTTCACTCTTCTCGCCAGTGATCAGGGTCAAGTTGCCACGTACACGGAGCTTATTGACTGCAGCCCACAGTGCGGAGATGTCTTCAGCACGTTTCCAGATACCGTCTGCAATCGTTTTTGGAATAAGCACTTCACTGTTTTGAGTCGTATGTGTGAAGTCCCTGTACTCCATGTTTACGTGGTCCATCAGGTTACGCTCTTCATTGGAGAGTTGTTTGCCCATCATTTCCTTTGCCCATGCATCACGGTACTCAGGTGTTTCGACAGCCTCACTCCATCTCATTTGGATGACGTTACCTTTCTGCTTTCTTTCTTCTTTTTCTTCAGGCTTTTCAATTTTACGTGCTTCAAGGTCTCCAGTGTTAATGCGGGAAGCAATCTTTTCACGTTGCTCAATGGAGCGTTCTTCTTTGTCGAGCTCATCGACCTCTTTTTCGAGTTTGTCGAAGTCCACTTCCTCGTCACTGTTGATCAGGCTTCTGATTTCTTTCTTTCTTTCGAGAATTTCTTTGAGTCTTTTATTCATGTTCAATTCCTCCCAATTTTAGTTTTAGATTTAGTTTCTGGCGTCTCTGCTTCTCCAATTGACGTTCTTCCTCTGCCGCCCTCTCCAGGGCCTCCTCCTTCTCCCTCTCCAGTTCAAAGAAGCTCCGAGCGCTGATGGATGTCGATTCATAAGCCGGGAAGTCCACGGCCGCCACATCGAACAGCTTGTCAATCTTATTAATCGTCCGAGTGCGGTTGTCCCGGTCATACGTGTCCTCCAACACAGTAAACGCGAAACTCATCTTGTCGATGTCGCCCCGTTTGATTAACGTGTACAGGTCTCTGCCAGTGCTTGTGTCTGCTAGCTCGGCGCGGATGAATAAACCGAATTCATCAATTGTGAGTTGCAGCGTATTATTGCGGGTACGCGCCATGATCATCGTTTCGTTTGAATGGTTGTACTTAAAAGGCACGTCAGACAGGTCAGCCCCATCCAACGCGCCCCGCGCGATAACTTCTTTATATTCATTTCCGAGTTCGTCTGTATAGAGAACAGCCGGGTCATTAAACCGAACGGCATAGCCTTCAACAATCAACTTGTCGTCATCCTGGACATCATCTGCCAGCCGGACTTCCATGTGCCTGAACTGCTTTTCACGCTTAACTTTTGTTTTGTTGCCCATTGTTATCCCCTCCTGGGTTGTCTATATCTTCATTCAAGTCGTTGATTCCATCCTTTTCATATTCATCTATCTTCTGATACTGTCCGGCCTTCTTAGCGTCCACATAGTTGAGAGACTGCAATATCTTCTCTCCACCCTCGATAGGTGGCATATTGAATATATCTCGCACCTCGTTGACTTGAAGTGCACCGAGTGGTGCGATGTATTGAACAAGTGCAATCTTCGTTCTGACAGATGCATACTGAATACGGTTGGAGTCGAATACGACCATATTGCCGTAGTTCCGTTCATTCTCCGTGAACAGCTTATGCGTGAACTCTTGTGACATCTGAATGGCGATGGGCTCCAGTACACTTTCGTAGAAGGCATTCCACTGGTCCTCTGTGTAGTCCGAGTTGACAATGCTCTTGTTCAGGTTGAAGTAGGAGAGCATGTCTTCCTCGAAGAACTTCATCTGATTTTCATTCGTCATCTTCGGTTCATTGTGGAGCTCCTTGTAGTCGGCCTTGGCATCGAGCGCTGCCACACCGGACTGGTCATTGATGTCCATATACTCCTGTATGAATTTGTCACGGTGTTTCTTCACGTCATCTTCTTTGAGCATCGTGTTGTATTTGAGAATGCCTCGGAGGAATGTGGACTGCCTCACTGCATTGACAACGGAATCATCAGAGGTCTGGATGACCTTTATTTTGTTTTCGATCGGTTTGTTGCTGGAGCCCAGCAGGTCGTGGTCATTAAAAAACCGCCTCAAATGAATGAAATCATCATAGTGGGCGGTGAATTTATTGCCGTTGGGGAACTGGAACTTGATGTACAGTTCGCCACGGTATTCCAGCATTTCAAATTGATTGTTGTTGACTGGATGCAGGCCGATTATTTTCCCGCTGTCATTCCGGTCGATGTAGATGAAGGCGTTGTTCTTCAAATACAGGTTGGTCGTCACCTTGTACAGCAGATCGTAGGCGCTCATGAAAGAGTTGGGCCGTGTACTGAGCAACTTGGTAATATGATCGTTCTCTTCAATTTTGTCTGTTTCGGTCTGACGGATGTGCCGACCGTTGAGCTTTGCTACATGTGTGGCAATCGTATGAATGGCTTTTCGTGCAGAAGCAGAGTCATATGGATCCACAACCTCATTGAATATCGGAATGAAGTCATTCATCAGCTTGATCTGCGTCTGGGCCACATAATCATCAATTACTTTTTTGTCTGTCTTGAATATTTTGTCGAAAATACCCACTGTTTCACCCCTTTCTAGGATATGAGATTCATATATTCTTCCTGGCGCCGGTCATACACTACATAGGCGTTGAGCATAGCAGCTGTGCCGTCTATCCGGCGGCGCTGATTCTTTCCTTTATGCGGCTGAATGTTGTCATTCTTGTCCACATCCACTGCCGTATTGGTCAGACACCATTTGGTCACTGGATTGTTGTCATAAACGATCAACTTCTTATCCAGATCAGCGCCCAGCTGCCTCATCGGTCCACTCAATGTCTTCTTGCCCTGTATGACCTTCTCCATGGAGTCTTTGCCGTTCCTGGCTTTCATGTCCTCCACGTAGTATTCAGCGGACCAGGCATCATATCCATGCCAAGGCGTGTAAATATCGTAGTCTTCCTTCAGTTCGTCGAACCAGTCGGCTACATGCTGATAATGGACCTTGTTTCCAGGTGTCGTCCGTACATAACCGAGCTCAATCCATTTATCATAAGGAATCTTGTCTTCCTTAACTTTCTGGTCCACTAGGTCCTCCGGTATCCAGTACATATGCTTGAAGAAGAACCGGTCATCACCCGACACCCGGAACATGATGCAGGCGGCGGTCAAGTCAACGTTACTGGAGAGGTCACTGCCGCCAATTGCATAGGATGGCTGCAGTTCTTCGATGTCGAACTTCTCCTTGTTGTTGGCCTGTTCAAATGTCAGCCATGCCTCGGAAGATGTGGCCGGGATGTTGAAGTCTTTCGTCAGCAGGTTGGAGACCAGTATCGGGTTGCTCTTAGCCTTGTTGACCTTATTGAGCAGCTGGTCAGCACGTTTGATGGTACCGAGCCCCGGGTTCGCCTTTCTGTGTGCTGAAGGATCCGTCCACTCCTTCCTCTCATCCAATTCATAGATGATCGGGAGCAGCCTGTCATTTTCATAGCCATCTTCATCTTCATAGCCGTTGATGACATTCTCGGCTTCTTCGTATTTGATATCATATACACTTTCTCTTATCGTTCCTGCAGTTGTGATGGCAAAGATCATCGGGTTCTCCCTCGAGGAGGTACCGTCATAAATGACATCGTAGAGGTCCATCATCTTCCAGGCGTGTATTTCATCCATCATGGCCCCGTGTACGTTCAAACCATCCAGTGTGTCACTGTCACGGCCGAGCGGCGTGAACACACCGTCATTGAACTCGGATATCATGTCTGATACACGCGTCTTTATTATTTTGGACAGATGCGGCGACTTCTTTATCATTCTTTTGGCATCGCTCCACACGATTTTAGCCTGATCCTTCTTACTGGCTGCCGCGTATATTTCGGGACCCCCTTCACCGTCTGCGACCATTAAATAAAGCGCAATACCAGAAGCCAGTGTGGACTTGCCATTCTTCCTGGCGACCACCCATAGCACTTCCTGATATTTGCGCTTCTTATCAATGCGATCCACGAACCCGAAGGCTGCGGCGATACCTGCCTTTTGCCACAGCTCCAGTTCAATCTTCTGTCCGGCCCATTTCCCTTTCGAGTGTCTGCAGAAGGACTCTATGAATTCGATCGGATGGTTGCCGTGCTTCGAGCTGTACATCCACCGGCCCTCAGTATCATGGATGTCATCCACTAGCTTCTTATAAAGCCGTTTGATTTTATCCCCGACAACCTCCTCGCCTTCTTCAATCCGTTTCCAGTATTCAAGGATCGGATTGTAGCTGAGGGGATATATCTTCAACTCGTCGCTGATTCTCGTTTTGGTTGCCATCAATCATCACCCCTCAATTTAGAGAACTGAGTCATGATGTCTTCAGGGCTGTCCAATTTCTCTTTCACATCTTTCGGGAGGTGAGAAGTTAGCTCCCTGATGATCTTCTGATAGTTGCCATTCATCGTGTTGTACAACCGAGCAACGGGACGCTCTCTTTCATATGGAATTTGATTATCAGATTGCGAAAACATTTCAACCGATCCGTTTTCCATCAAATCTTCTTCCATATCTTCCAAGGAAATACGCATAAATGCCGCCCTTTTGATTAACCCTTCAACAACGTTCATGCTCTCTTTGGGCAACGGTTTGTAACTTTTCTTTATTCGGTTGTACTCCGTTCTAATCCGCTGTTCTTTGGTCTTTTCAGTCTTTGCTGCCGCCACTTTCTCACCTCCTTTTCGCTCAAATTAAAATGGAACGATGCGTCAGTTTTCGATGCATCGTTCCATATTTTTGGGGGAGGGGGGTCATGCGCGAGCCTTTGTGTTTTTTGAAGGCCCACCACCTCGGTCCTCCCGGCCCTCGGTTTGTTTTTTTACCTGGGGGGTACCCTTTGGTTTTTATAGTTTTGATTCCTTTGGTTTTTATGATTCTGGCATTTCCTGTTCTTCGATAAGATTTCCATCATCATCGAACATCAAGCCTTTCCTCATATTCTTTTTCCATTTTGATTTCTTGCCTGTCCAGCGTTCGTCATGCTCTTCGTTATGGCAAGCATGGCATAGACATTCAAGGTTGTTGATATCCAAACCTTTTTGGATATCATCTGTTAAGTAAACAATGTGATGGACCACATCAGCCTTCTTGATCTTGTTCTGCTTGAAGCACCGGACACATAGTCCATTGTCTCGACTGAGTGCCATCTGCCTTAGCTTCTGCCAGGCTGGCTTACGGTAGAACCAGTCGTACTCTTGCGGCTTACGTGTCACTGTTCTGCACTGGCATCCCATAGCCATTAAGATAATCATCATCAACTGATTCGTCATCCTCGGATTCATCGGAAGCCATTACAATCTCAGCTTCGACATCCAACTCATTGATTTCTTCAGCCAATTCTTTCATCTGCTTTAGCTTTTCTTCCAGCTGATCTAGGTTCTTGAATCGTAATCCCACTGACAAGTTAGGCATGAGTCCATCTCCTTTATTGTTTAAAGTCCATCGCTATTACAATGAGCTTATGTATAAGACGCAGAGAGGAGCGCCACTATTCATTCCGTATCGGAGGTAGGCGTGAGTAATGATGTGAGCTCCCCCTGCGTCTTCAGTGTGTATGTGTGTGTAGTCTGCCTGTGCGCGGCAGTAGCAACCTATCTATAGATTCCTACAGTACAATTGTAAACCTTATACAGTTTAAATGTGTCCATCTATTGTACTTATTTAATACGGATATCGTTCGTGAATAGTCCGAGTTTTTAACACCCCTCAACCCTATTATCTCCTATCTGTTTGAGTGGTGGATAGGTCTTGGCTTCTTCAATCACAACACCGTCCGCAAGGGCTTGAACCTTCTCAAGATACGGAAGTGGGTTAACGGCGTGTGTGGATTCCCCGCGCTCTTCTCTCAACCTTGCTTCGACTTCACTGTCGATGTCATCGAACATTTTATTGACCATCATATTGTGCCTGCGCCTGACTTCTTCGAAGCTGTCATTCATTTCTCCGAGGTCTTTTCTGTAGACCGCCTGCATAATGAGTACGCCTATCAGGAGTCCGGAGATAAAAACAACTATGATTTCCATGTGACTACCTCCTCGGTTGGTTGTTGCATCGTCACATGATGATGACCGTCTTTAATTCTGGTGCGGTAATCCTTATTTCTCATCGCATCGCGCGTCACCAAGCCCAAATTGTTGAAGCTTACAGATGCCCGCCGGATACTCTCACGAACTCCACTGATGTTGAATTTGAGAGGAAAGTAGCGCGGTTGGTCATCTGGTTGCATGTCTACGTAATGGTGGCCGTAGTGTTCTCTGATTTCGTAACCTTGGTTTTTACTCATTCCATCCCCTCCACTATCTCTTTTATCTTCGCCAGCTTGGTGAATGTCTCGCCATATGTTGTCTCCGGCAGATTCATGACTGCTTTGATTTCGTTTAGTGATTGGGCTTCTTGGAAGGTTCTTAATTGAGATTGCAAATTTTCTATATAGTTTTCTTGGATATCTATATCTACTTCATATCCAAAATCCAAAGCGTTATCGTAATCTTCTTGAGCAGTTCTCAATTCACTCTTAATTCTTCTGATGCTATTTTCGTATTTACTCATCCTATCTCCTCCATCATTCCTTGAATTGTTTAATCCCTTGCGATACTGCGCCACAGACGAAGGCGGCGACGGCTGCTTGGTTACCTAGCTCTCGATAACCATCCGGCATAAGCACGGTCCATGTCAAGCCGATGATCAATGCGACGATGACTCCACATAAGAACATTCTCAATCCCATCCCTCCTCGTAATCCCAACCACCAATGTGACTGTCTCTACTCTTATAACTTGCGTTGATGCCCCGATGATGAATCAAATAGATGTAGCAATGTTGGCATTGATATAAGTCCTGAGAGGTGTGCTTGTGAGGAGCAATGTGCTTCCAGTTGTGCCTGCAGAAGAATTGCTTCAATTTTATTTTCCACATTATCATTCTGGTTCCTCGTTTTCTATTTCTATCTGAGCGTTTTCTACCGCCTCCAAAATGTCATCTGTAGAGCTGGAATTGCTTTCATATACACTCATGATTTCATCGAACGCCTTAGCCTTTCTATATACTTCATTTAACTCATCCCTCATGTTGAAAGCGGTGTTAAGTACGCTTGGGTTTTGCTCAACTCTTTGCTGCTCAAACAACACTCTTTTCACATCGTCTTTATATTTGTAAGTCATTCCACTTCATCCCCTTTATATCCGAGAGTGATCAACGCCTCGTCTATTTCATTAATGTTCTTTTCATGAGCTTCTTTGCTTTGTTGCCAGTGATCCAACCATCTGTCGGCTTCCTCTAATTGACCTTCGCTGCTCTCCCTTTTATTCAAGAGCTCTCCGATGTACCTTTTAATATATTTGTTTGGCATTTTATCTCCCCCATCATTTATTTGTGCCTTTATTAGTGCCATGTAATCATTCTTATATCTTTCGAATATCCTTTCTTGTTTTTCTAACCTCTTTGACCACCAGGGTGGGTTCTTTTGACGCTGCTTTGTGCTTAACGTCTTTTTAATGTTTACTCGCATGCCCTTTTCTCCTCCCTCAGTTCACCATATCTATTGTTCTGTGTAATTGCCGAGACCCCTCAAACCCCTTGTGTATCAATGCCTCACCCTAATTCACTGAAAATGAGTTACACATGCCCCAGTTATGGATAACTGATAGCTTAAAATGTGAGACTAAAAGGTTGGTGTTCCAGTTAGTCCCGATAGAATTTGAATGAGGTCATAGCCTCGTCAATGCTGTCTTGAGTGATTCCGATATACTTTAGCGTCTCCTGCTCCGACGAGTGATTGAATATCTTCTGCAGTGTGGCCGTGTCTTTGGTCCCTTGGTAGTAATGGTAGCCGAATGTCTTCCGGAGCGTGTGCGTGCCTGCAGCGTCCATCTGGAAGTAGTTCTCCAGGTCCTTGATGATCTTGTAGGCCATACTGCGCGTCAGTGGTCTGTTGAAGCCCTCACGGCTCTTTATGAGGTATTCATACGGCTCCTTGCCGTCGATGTAGTCATGCAGTGGGCCCCTGAGATTACGGTGCAGCGCAATCTTACGCTGCTTGCCCGTCTTCTTCTCACGGATCCGTATCTCATTCTTCTGGATGTGCTCAACACGTAGCGCCAGGATATCGGATATCCTCAGCCCGGAGTATATGCCGATGAGGAACATGATGTAGTTACGCTCGTTCTGGGTCTTCAGATGCTTCATGATGGCTTCAATCATGTCAGGGTTCCTTATGGGTTCGACGAAGTTCATTCATCATCAGCCCCCTTCTCATAACTTTCTATGCCAAGGAAGAAGGCCAACCTCACTATTGCGTCATTCTTTAGTTCATAGTATTTCGTCCGGCTCATGCCGAGCTCCGTATATATCTCCACATCTGCCACCTTCTCCTCCTGGAGATACTTGTAGACGATGATGTAGCGTTCATGCGGCTTCAGGCAATCGACAGCCTCGTGCATCTGCTGCATGACATGATCACGCTTGTCCATCAGCTCCTGCCGTTTGATGTTCTTGCTGGCGGCCTGTTCAATGCTATTCAGGCTCTTCTTGGTGGATGGCGGTATGAAGCTGAAGGACTGTGTGACCGATGGCTCTTCCCTCAATGGTGAGAGGTGGAGTAGCTGGTGGTACTCATTGATGAATTTATAGGCGGCGTTGCGCGTGGCGACGAAATCCAGTTCCTCTATTTTTAACAGTGACATCTGCATTCCTCCTTGTTTAATTAAAGGAGCGCACATAAAGGAGGAATAAGGATCCACCAGTACGTGCGCTCGCTGGTGGTCCAGTAGAGCTTAGAGTCTGTGATTTTCAGTGACAGTGATCTGTTTGGCCTTGTTGTCGTGGCTGGTGATTTCCACCTTGCCATATGGTGAGAGCTCCTGGACGGTCAGTTTGCCGCCGCTGAAGACAAGAATGTGATTGTCGTAGTTGCTGGATGTAAGTATGTCCTTTATCTGTTCGATTGACTGAGCTTTCATGAAATCCCTCCAGTTATTTGTTGAGCAGTTCCTTCACTTTTACTAGTATGTCTTTATCTTCAGTATCCTTCTTCGAGTCGTTCAAAGTTAATCGCATTCTTTCTCTTGTATTGTTCGATGATGTCCTGTTCGGTGAAGCCGTAATGCTCAAGCACTTTCAGCAGGATCGCCAACTTCATTGCAATATCGTCGTGGTTCTGTAGTTGTTCCAGCGCAACATCATCGACCGGCAAATCTGCAACCCCTTCGGCGTACAATCTATGAGTATTCCAGAGTGTTTCTCCTTTGCCGTTCAGTTTAATCCAGTGCAGCATGATGAAGTGCAGTACATCGATGGCCTCGTCAAGAATGCGCTCTTTGTTCACTGGCTTGTTCTTCCAATACTTCCAGAGATCATGGCATTCATTGATGAACTCTGAAACTTCGATATTGATTGCCAAAGAGTGTTTGGCTGTAAACTCCTCTTTCCACTCTCTATTGGTGATGTCCTTCTTTTTCTTGATCTCCAGGTCGAGCTTCTTTTGCATCTTCAACAACCAATTGATGGCTGGTCTGCTTAGTGTGAGTGTAGAGTTAATCATTTCTTTACCTCCTTGAACCATTCACCTTCGATGGCTCTATTTAGATAGTTACGTGCTTTCTTCAAATCTTCTTCCTTGCTACCTTTATGTGGAGCTCTGGAGAGGTACTTCAATGTATTTCCGACCAAGTATGCCTGTTCAGGTGGATAGTCTTTGATGGTCTGTTCGATGAAGCTGATTGTCTCTATGCCTTGATTGTAGTGAGAGGGTTGATATATTTTGTCTTGTGTTTTCTCTATATGAGTTTCTAATTCCGACGTGCTGAAAATGTTTACTTGTTTACATGCTTCGCATGCAACTTTGAAACCCATTCCTTCCGGATGACCGTATCTCATTATTTCTTCAATATTTAAATATTGGTTGCACTTTTCATTTTTACAATTGATGCTCCTTGTCATCCCCTAACCTCCTCAACTCTGCAGAAGTCACTGCAGACAAAACTTTTTAACTTCGGCTCCAGGTTGTTCAATTCATCTTTCGTAAAGCGATGTGCCGATGATCCATTGTTGCTGCTCCAGTATGGGAACTTGACCTCTTTGGTGCGCTTTGCCAGCATGTTGCATCCGTCCAGTGATACAAGGTTCGTTACTGTGTATAGCTTCATTCAGACACCTCCGCTTTCGGCCTGCTGTCCCAATTCCGATCGGGACGACCAACGCCTTGATAATATTTGAGATTTTCCTTCAACCTCTCATTTTCTGCAGACACCTTGTTCATCAGTTGCGTGAGCTCAAAATTCTCGGATTCCAGACGATTGATTCTTTTGGATGCAACAATACTTGCTTTGACTAATCTGGAGAGGCGCTTCTTCAATCCCCTGATGACGAGCACCTGGCGTTCTACCTTCTGCGCGGATTCACACTGACATGTTCTGTACTGCGTTTTCTGAATCATAATATCTCTCCTCTGTTCTGATTAGTTTGAGGTAGTTCATATTGCGCTTAACTGAAGATGCGGAGTTGTACCAGCGTATTGTCTTTTTGGATATGCCGGTCTGTTCTGCGATTTCCTGCATGGTCCCTCTCGCGATGACGTGGCCGTCTCTTTTGTACTCGTATATATTGACCTGTTCAGCAACACATATGAGATAGTGCTTCGAACGTTTCTTCAGATGATCCGTTTTCGCCAGGTTGTAGGTTGCGCTGATGGAGCGTCCGAGATACTTGGCGATGTCGGGTATCGTGCCTTGCTTTAATTTCATGCCGTTCTTGTAGTAAGCGAAGATGCTTGGTTGCCTTGCCATTTCTCCACCTCTTTTTATTCTGTTGTCAGTTTTCCAATAATCCGAAGATGTCCATTTGACCGGCCGGTATTTCCTCTTTTTCCTGCAATTGCTCTTGTCCGTTTGAGGTGCTCCGGGGTGTTTGTACCTCCGGGAGTTTTTCGACGCCACATAGGGCTCGTGTGAGCTCCCACGCCATTTCGTCTTTCGTCCGATCCCTTGGTTCGATAATATGCTTCGGTATGCCTGGTGTCTGGATGATGTGCGGATACTTTTCTTCGACGAACTTCACTGCAAAGTGTTCAGCGATGTTCTCGGTGTATGGGAATACGTTCAGGCTGCTGTAGAGCATATGGTCGTCATAATCGTTCTGTATGAAGAATATGCCGTAGCACTCTCTTGTCAGTGAGTTGCCGTGCATGACCGTAGCGTTCATTCCTCATATGATGAGGTTGAATAGCAGGAATGGTACTGATCGGTCACTCAATTCTTCTGCATGATAGAGATAGTCAGATGGTCTGTAGGTGAATGGATTCGTCTGCATCCTGTCTTCATGCCAGCGTGTGATGAGCAGACCGCCTGTGCCACTCGCAATGTCTGCCGTGCTCCCTGGATTGTCCCCGACCATCCTGTTGAGGACCTTGGATACTGATTCCGGGGTGAAGTCTTGTTTCTTCTCTTTGCGGTCTGCATGTTCGTTCTGAAAGTATTCATGGAACCAGTCGAAAGAGTAATCATGATCGAACAGGTATGCCATCTCTTTGAATACATGATCACGTTCTGTCTTGTCTCCTGTGAGCAAGTCCATGAGACGTTGGGGCGCTTTATAGCTGTCATTGATTTTGAGTATCCGGTTGATGGAATCGGTTATGCTCACTTACTCACCTCTTTTTGAAGTATCCGTTATTGACCAGCTGCTTGAAGGTGTCTTCATTGATGCTGTCGCTGCCACTCTTGCCGTGGATCTGCTTGAATGCGACTTGGTTGCCGATGGCGCTTGTAATCTCAATCCTTCCCTCGTCACCGTTTGGGAGGATGTAGGAGAACCGTTGTCCTTGTTCGATGATCATTGCGCGTCCTCCTTGTTCACCAGTGCGACCTCGACCAGTTCACCGCCGGTTTCCTATGCGACTTTCGAGAGTGCTTCCAGGTCGTCTGATACGGCATGAACAATGCTTTTGATGATGTTGCCACTCTTTGATACATAGACTTTGCCGAGACGGACCAGGTGGAGTCCTGTAGGATGATGGCTGGAATCGACTGCGACTGTCGTCTCATTCAGTTTCGCTTCAGCATGTTCCAGGTCCTTCAGAAGTTGTTTTTTCTCCTTGTATAACTTTTCTAACTGCTCTGCTTTTTCTCCATTGAAGCCTACAACTTCTCCTAAATATTCTTTCGCTTTCTGATAGTCATCAACCAAGGCATTATGTTCCTGTACGATGGTCTCCTTTTCTTTATTCGACCTATCCAGTGCTTCTGCAATTTCCTTGTTATTTTTCTTGAGCTTGGCGTTCTGCGTTTCCAGTTCAATTACATATGGATCTTTCGTTTTTGTAGGCATCGGCTGTTTCTCCTTTGGTTTATGTGCTTTCGGTTTGAGCGTCTGGGAAGCAGGTGTCACTGTCTGTTTCATCTTTGGTACGTGTGTCGGTTTTACTCCTTCAATGGATCGTGAGACACCGACATGCTTCTCGACCATTCCACTTTTTACGCTTTTCTCTCTGACTCTCTTTTCTTCTGCCAGGCGGGCAAAGCCACGCTCCTTCATGTACAGTTCCAAATCCAGTTCTCCTTTCTCCAGCTGTTGCTGCATGGCTGTCCATTGGTCTTTCTTTTGGCTCTTCATGTTGTATATTGTCGATTTCTTTATCTTCAATATCTGGGATGCTTCTTTCACGTTATTGTCTGTGGCGAACATGACAGCAAATACATCTTTGATGGGTATGCCTTTTCTAGCCATCTTATGCCTCCTATGTCAGTTGAAATAAGTCCATCTGTTCAGTCAGTTCGTTGCCAGGGTACTTATTCGTAACGTGGCGCCTGGCATCATGCCGGCTCTTGAAGATGAAGTTGGCATGTTCAATGCTGTGGTCCATGACCTCGAAGTATGAATCGAACTGAGCACCATACACGGTGTTCGGTTCCTGCGCTTCGGGATGCTTATATAGTTCGTCGAATTCGTCTGGAGAGACTTCCTTGTAGTTCATGATCGAGCCGCCTCCTATTGATTTTCATCCAGTCTTTTTATTTCAAGTAATGTATCCATTACCTTGGAACATATCTCCCTAGTTTCATCTGAATTTGATTCCATCTCGTAAAATTCTTCAGTGTTAGTACCGTGATATTCCATTCCGAATTCTACAGGCACTCCAATAATGACAACGGGCTTTAGACCTTCTAACTCGATATAAGCTGTAGGATGGTTATTCTCGTCTTTTTTTATTTCTATTCTCATAAATGAATCGACTCCTTATTTCGATATTCGTCCATCGTATTCTCTTTGATATGGAAGATCTCTTGAATGTAATTCAGCGGTGACTGCTGATGCTGCTTACGGTGGTAGCTTGCCACCCGGCAGAGTGCGCCGGGCGTGTATTTCTGGATATAGTTCCAGAAGTCCTCCGAATCGCTTGTGAGGGATAGTTTGTCATTCTCAACCAAATACAACAGTACGTGCTTATAGACTGTGAATAGCCTTGCTGTCGATTGTCCTGTTGGTGCTTGTGAAGCTTCTGATATTGTCAGTTCGATGACTTCCAGTTGGTCAATGAGGTTCATCATTCAGCACCTCCGTAGAATGTCTGATTGTGACGGAAGAATGTCGTAAGTGCCGTGCCGGTTGGGCCGTCCTTGTTCTTGGCGATGATGATTTCCATCTGGCTTCCTGCAGTTGCATCGAAGTTCTCTCCATCATCTCGAATGTAGTAGTCCTCCCGGTGACAGAAGAGCACCATGTCGGCGTCCTGTTCCAGCTGCCCTGTTTCACGGAGATCACTGAGCACCGGTCGCTTGTCTTGCCTGGCATCGTTTGCCCTGGAGAGCTGTGAGAGTGCGATGATGGTGACATCCATATCTTTTGCAATGATCTTGAGCTCCCTCGATATCTCTTCTAGTTCAGCGCGACGGTCACGATGCTTGGTGTCTGACTTCATCAGCTGAATATAGTCTATGAAGATGACGCCGCGTTTGTTTTCGGGAATGTTATTCGCTGCTGCCCTCACCTTGTTCGGTGTAACCGTCGAGTCATCTATAATCTTGATGTTCGATTCGTTGTAGAGGGTAATGCCGTCGATGACCTTATCAATCTCATTGTTCGTCATCATCTTGCTGGGCTCTTTGAATTTCGTCAGGTTGACACCTGTCATTGAAGATAGAATTCTCTGGGTCACACTGATTTCAGTGGTCTCAGCTGAGAAGAATATGATTTCATTGTCCTCACTCTGCATGTTCTGTGACATCTGCAGTGCCAGGGCCGTCTTCCCCATTGATGGCCGGGCGCCGACGAGTATCAATTGTTTAGGAGATACGCCGGATATGAGCCGGTCGATGGACGAGAGCCCTGTCTTCAAGATGGTTGTCTTGTTCTCTTCATACAAACTGTCGAAGATGGTTGCCAGTGTGTCGAGTTTCTTATCGCTCTGCACCAGGTCGATTTTTTCGAGTCGGTCAATCCGGTTGCGGATCTCCATCCGGTTTTCAAGGTTCTGTGCTTCCATGTACTGCTGCCATGCCTGATTCAACTCCCGGCGCTTGTAGTGTTCGAGCACTTGTTCCTGGTCGAACAGAAAGCCTTTATCAGTCGGGACCTCCATGTAGGCGATCTGCTTCACGAATTCATAGCTGCCGTATACATCGGGAGACTTCACTGATTCGCTGATGAGCTGCTGCTTATCAAATGCCAGGTCACTGAGTAGCCTTGAAGTCAGTGCGCCGTGCTTTTCATCTTCGAAATATTCGGGCTGCAGTCTCAACTGCTTTCTGAGGTCCGGGAAGTTGAGTGCTTTCGCGAGTACCGTTTTCTCGAAGTATTCGACTTCGGTGAATTGGGAGATGTCATTCATCGTCTGCACCTCCTCTGAGTAGCGTCTGGAGCTTCTTCAATTTCTCTTCACGTTCCTTCGCGAGTTTCGGGTCGGCTTTCTCACGTTTCACCTGTTCGATGTCTGCCTGCATCCAGTCAGTGTTTCTGACTTCTCTGATGTGCAGGATGTGGGCCAGTTTCGGCGGGAAGACTTCTTTGGTCGCATAGTCATCGAGTTTGACCATCGTCATATGATAGTCGCCTTTCATGAGTTGCCTGAGCCATGCCTTCTTTGTCTCGATGGTTGCGTCATTCAGGAATGCCGGGAAGTAGTCTTTGATTCGACCGAGCACCTCTTTTGCTTGTTCATAGTCCATATGATCACCTACAGTCCATTCAGGAAGTCGTCATCTTCAGCTGGCTTGCCGTCCGTTTCATATAGATTGCCTTTTACATATTCGTGGTCATCCAGGAAGCGTTCTTCGTTTAAGAAGGTTGCCGGGTATGCCTGGAATCTTTCGTCTCCTGATCTGATGCTTTTAAGATAGGCGATGGTGCCTGATTCGATTGTTTCCCAATCATGATTACTGATGGCTTTATTGAATGCCTTCGCTGCCTTTGGTCTTGCTTTCTTCTTGTTGTATAGGTTGTAGAAGTCTTCAAAGCGCGCATGTTCTTTATTGTTATTCTTATTACTGTTGTTATTAATACTGTTATTTATAGAACTGTTATTTATAGTCCCCACGTTTTCCACATGTGGCTTATCCACGTGTGGGTTATCTACATGTAGGTTATCCACGTGTGGGTTTTGTTCGTGTGGTATTGATGTGTTTATGGTGTAAATGTTGCGTTTGAATGCCCCGCCTTCATATCTCTCTTTGGTTAAGGTGATATATCCTTTTTCGATGAGCTGCTTCCTATGTCTGTAAAATCTATGTTCAGATATATCAAGGTGACTAGTGATGATCCCTATTCCAGGAAAGGCTGTGTCTCCTTTACCTGTGTAGCTGCACAAGAAGGCGTATATCGCTTTCGCTTCGATAGTGAGCTCCTTGTCTTTCATGACCAGTTTAGGGATAATGCCATAACCGGAGCTGAGTACGCTGCCGTGCTTCAACATATCTTTTTTGTCCATGTTCAATTCCTCCGATACATGCTATACTTTGGTTAGGTTATTTGTTATCGTACTGATTGATTTCAGTGCGATTTTTTTATGCCGTTTTCTTCTCTATACTTCTGCAGGTCTTTGCGGGCCTTGTCTTTAACTTTTTGATATGCTTTGATTTTTTCTACCAGTTCACTGACTTTCCGGTCTTCTCTTTCAATCATGAAATCCATGGTGTCTATTCTGTCTATGAGATCCTGTTCCGTTGAATCAAATGGTTGCGCCATGTTATGCCTCCTATTGAATATTCAGCTCATAGGCTGGTATGCTGATGGTCTTTTCATCTGTGTAGAAGATGGCTTGGCCGGTCTTTTGGAATGTGTGGAGTTCTCCATTCTGGAAGAGCTCTACTGACTTGACCTTGCCCCTCTTATCCTTATTGATTCTATGCAGTTCGAAATGTTCGGAAGTGCCGGTGTCAGCGTTGAGCACTTGAATCTCTTTGATCATCCGTATCAATCCTTTCTGCAATCTCTCTCACTTTGTATCGTGTGGCGCTGGATGGTTCCCACTCGTTGATGAACTGGAGTACAGTGTCGAAGTGTTTCTGTCTCAGCTGTGAGCGTGTACGGACACCTGTGATGCGATTGATGCTGCTGTTGATGTCCTTGTACAGTTCCTTCCTGACATCGTTGTGGTCGAGCAGATTGTAGTTCCTGATGGCTGCTTGGACCTTTTGTCCGATACGTTTGCCAAGATGTCCGTAATCTCCGGCTTCAATCCTCACTTCGTTCTCCAGGTAGACGACCTTATCCTCAATCTTGCTTACCTTCTTATTGGTGTTCTCCAGTGCTTCAAATTGGAGTTTCATGATTTCCATAGGATCCTTTGGTGCTTCGTACTTGCCTGTCTGTCTGATGGTCGGTAGCACTTCTGATGTCACCCAGCGCTTAAAACGTTTTGCTGATTCGAGACGGCTGCCGAAGATTAAAGCGTACAGACCAGATTCGTTGATGATCGTCTGATGTCTGCGTTGACCTGCCGTAACGACTGGTGACGCCAGCTTGTCTTCTTCGTCTACGTGGTCGGCCAGTGCCTTCCGGGAATTCGTGTAGCCGAGAATATCAGCAATGTCTTTCGCAACGAACCACGGCTCATCTTCGACTACTACTGTGCGTACATCGGTTTCTTCGAAATTGAATACTTGCAGTTCATTCATTCTTTATCTCCTCTCATCTTTGATATGACTTGTTCCATGTTGCAGACTACAAAAGATTCTTTACATCTGATGCAGTAGCCTTTGAAGTAGATCAGCGAATTCTTGTATGGTTTGACCGTGAGGCCCTTCTTGCATCCGGGACAGTTAGTAATGTGTGTCATGTTCACGCTGCATCACCCCATCGTCGCAATAGATCATGAGTGCTATAAAAAGGCTTAGTACGCTGATGACGATGAATGCTGGTGCGCTGATGATGTCGAGCACAATCAGCGAAAGCATTGAGCCAAACCAGATAATTGGTAGATAGTGCATCATCTTCTTCACCCCCTTAAAATGTCGAGAAAATTCTTATCCAAATAATCTCTCATTTCTTTTTCTTTGAAAGCCCATTTGTCACCCCTTGATTGAGGAAAGTGTGTAAAGCTCTCAATGTCTTTCATTCTTCTTGGGTGACTCAGCAACTTTTCGTCTAGCCATGGTTTGGATTTTCCTGTGAGTTCCACCAATCCTTGCAGAGTTAAATACTTCCCAAGAAGCGTGTTCTTTTGTAACTCTTCGTATTCAACTTTTGTGATCATCACGTAATTTTCAGGTATTGGAATGGTTGCCGTTAACTTTTGCATTTGTATCACTCCTCTATTTACTACACTAAAAGTGAAGTCTAGGGTAAAATTTTTTTGGGTGTTACCCTCAGTTTGTCTGAATCCATCTTATAGATGTAAGCCAAAGCGTAGATCACCATGTCTTTCGGTACTACCTTACCGCTCTCCCAATTGATGTATTGAACCCTGGAGACGCCCAGCTTGTCTGCTATTTGTTCTTGGGTGTAGCCGTTCTCGACCCGAGCGCCTTTCAAGCTCAAGGTATCTATTGTCATATTCATGCTAACTAGCACCTCCTAACTATTAACTTAACTCAATCATACTTTACTAAAAGTATAGTGTCAATACTAAAAGTGGATTATTTTTGTAAAAATAGTTTACATTAAGTAATGTTAAGTCTATAATCAGCATTAACAGATAGTATATGGGAGGTTTTAGAATGGGGAAGGGTACAGTAGCAAAGAATCTTAAAAGATTATTGAATCTTAGGCGCATTACTCAAACGGATATGGCGCGTGAATTGGATCTGAAGGAATCGACAGTAAGCTCATGGGTGAATGGCACCAAATATCCCAGACGGGATAAGATCGAAATGTTGGCAGACTTTTTCGGTGTCAGACCTTCAGATATAACTGATGAGAAGACGGACCAAAGTAATTTAAGGACCATTCCGGTTCATGAGATCCCTGTAGTCTCTCAGATATCTGCTGGCATGCCTATCTATTCGGAACAGAATATTGTAGACCATACATACATTGCGTCTACATTAGTTAAAGACGGCAGAGAATACTTTGGATTGGTAGTAGAAGGAGACAGTATGGATAAGGAGTTCAGGGAGGGAGATATAGTAGTAGTTGAAAAGAGTAACTGTATTGAGAATGGTCAGATAGGCGTTGTTATGGTCAATGGTTACAATGCGACCTTAAAGCGAGTCAAATACATCAATGACTCTATATTGTTGATGCCGGAGTCCAATAATTCAGTCCATGAGCCACAGATTTATGACAAGAATGATGAGTTAACGATGGTTGGGCGTGTGATCGGTTTGAATAGGAGGTATTGATATGACAGTAAGAAAGCGCGGAAAGTCCTGGCAATATGACTTCCGGCATGAGGGGGAGCGATATCGTCAAGGTGGGTATAAGACGAAACGTGATGCGGTCCATGCTGAGAACGAGCGTCTGAATAACCTGGGCCGTGGTGTTGACCTGGTGAACGAAGTCATCTTCACCGAGTATTTTAGATATTGGATGAAGACGACGAAAGGCCATGTGTCGGAGAGGACCTACAAGAACTATCAGAATACTGCTGACTGGCTGACTGCATACTTCCGTGATAAGAAGATCCGTAACATCACACGGGCGGACTACCAGTCATTTTTGAATTGGTACGGCACTGAAGCTGAAAGCAGGAATGGCTGGGGAACCGTCGGACACAGCAAAGAAGCCAGCAGGAAGCTCAATGGGCATGTGAAGTCCTGCGTGAAGGATGCACTGTTTGAAGGTATTATATCTAAGGATTTCACCTACAGGACACAGACGACCCATGCTGTGGACGCGAAACCGAAGGACCTGAAGTATTTATCCCTGGAGGAAGCGAAGGCGCTCAAGAGCCGTGTATTGATGGACAAGAGCATCACGGCCCTTGCCATCTTCATCAGTCTAGTCACTGGCGCACGATTTTCAGACCTGGTGCAGATGAAATATACGGACATCAATGCAGATGAGAATGAACTGTTTCTGCCGGGGACAAAGAATGACACGGCGCCAAGGCATGTGAGGATAGCTGAGAAGGACATGCAGCATATCATCCGTTGTCTGGATGACCGGCCGAGGAATCTCAATGGCTATGTCTTTCAGCTGCACTTTGGACTGATTACCAACAATGCAGTCAATAAGGCCATGCGGAAATTCTGCAGCGAACTGGAAATAAAAAGAGTGACCTTCCACGCCTTGCGACATACACACGCGAGCATCCTTATCTATCAGGATATCTCATTATTGTATATATCGAAGCGCTTGGGCCACTCGTCCCCCGAGACGACGCTGAGGGTCTATGCACATGTGATCGCAGAGAAGCAACAGATGGAGGAAGAAAAAACCGTCGATGTGTTTGAGGCCCTGTGACCACGATGTGACCAAAAATATTTTATTTATATTAAACGTATTGCCACTGGATTATACCCAATCATTGATTTAATAAGGTTTATCCATTTTAGTTTTAACGTATTTGGTATTAATGACACCCCCGGAGAGAATCGAACTCCCATCTCAAGAACCGGAATCTTACGTGTTATCCATTACACCACGGGGGTATGATAAAATCATATTAATATTTCTTAATAAAGCATATACAAGTATAGCAATAATTTCAAATGAATTAAAGGCTTAATTTTACTCTTTATAGCAGATGTTTTTCTTTTGACCTAATTTGACTAATGTGGTATAAATGAATTAGTGAATGACAGCAATCATATTCCCAGGAGGTAATACAATGAACTTAATACCTACAGTAATTGAACAGACAAACCGCGGAGAACGTGCCTATGATATCTACTCTAGACTGCTCAAGGACAGGATCATCATGATCGGCACAGGCATCGACGACAACGTAGCGAACTCCGTCGTCAGCCAGCTGCTCTTCCTGCAGGCACAGGATCCGGAAAAGGATATATTCCTCTATATCAATTCCCCAGGCGGCAGTGTGACTGCCGGCATGGCGATCTATGATACGATCCAGCACATCAAACCGGATGTACAGACGATCTGCCTCGGCATGGCGGCATCCATGGGCTCATTCCTGCTCGCTGCAGGTGCCAAGGGCAAAAGGTTCGCACTGCCTAATGCTGAAGTCATGATCCACCAGCCGCTCGGCGGGGCGCAGGGTCAGGCGACAGAAATAGAGATCGCAGCCAAGCACATCCTGAGAACACGCGAGAAACTTAATAAGATCCTTGCCGAGCGCACCGACCAGCCTCTGGACAAGATCGAAAGGGATACGGACCGCGACTTCTTCATGACAGCGGAAGAAGCTAAGGAATACGGCCTCGTGGACGAAGTGATGGAGCCTGAAAAGCTTAAAGGCTGA